AGATTGATTCCGTTATTGTGTTCTGTTAAATTCCTGTTTTGTGTTTCAATAATGATTAGCACGATTATTAAACAGTAATTGATATGTTCTGAAATTGTGTTACGATAATTTAAACGACGTTTCATTCATGGAGGGCCACATGGCTAAGGTTATGGTGGGCGAGCTGATTAACCAGCTCGTCGGCGAAATCGACGAAATCGACGCTTCGGAAATGCCGCAAGGTGAGAAGACAAAGCGCTACAAGGCAGCGGCGTCCCGCTATAAAAACGCGCTGTTTACTGATAAGCGCAAATACCGTGGAAAAGGGCTGGCAAAGCGCATCACGGCTAACACCTATAACGCCTATATGACGCGAGCGCGTAAGCGTTTCGATGAACGGCTACATCATCATTTTGAGAAGAACGTCGCCCGCCTGGCTGACCGGTACCCACTATACGGCGACGAGCTGCGCGAATGGCTGGCACTTCCCGCGGCAGAAATCCGCCAGCGCCATAAGGCGCTAATGGCGCGTCTGAAATCAATCATGCCGCTGGCAGAAGAACTGAGCGGCGTGAAATACGGCACGAAAGCCGGTGACCGCAAGCTTCGCTCGATGGGGAAAAAATACCCTGAATGGAACATCGCACTGGTGATGGCGGCTAGCGAGGACTGGCGCGCAGCGCGCGACAATCTGCACAAAATGTTCCAGCAGGGCATGCAGCTGCTGGAAGAAATGGGCGGCCTTCGCATCAACCACGACGTGCTTTACAGCCTGCAACTGAGCGCCGCCGAGCGCAGTTCTATCCAGCAAAAATGGGGCGAAGTGCTGAGCGAGAAAAAGCGCAACACGGTCCTGATTGACTACCCGGTTTATATGCAGCGCATTACCGAAATCATTGATGCGCCGGTCGACGAAGGGATGAGCCGACGCGTGCATATGGCGCCACTGGCTTTTGCGCTGGCGGCGGTCTCCGGACGGCGTATGATCGAGATTATGTTTCGGGGTGAATTTGAGGTCGTCGGGCCGAATGAGGTGGCGTTCGTAGGCCAGGCGAAAAAGCGCACCGACGACGGCGCGCCGCGTACCATTTACACCCTGTGCGATGCCGAGCTATTCATTAACCGGCTGGAAGCGCTGCGCAGCTGCGCGGCGGCGGCGGATTTTGAACAGGTGATCAAAGGCTACGGTGAGAACGATTCCCGCTCTGAGAACGGGCGCATCAACGCCATTCTGGCCAAAGCGTTTAACCCGTGGGTGAAGCAGTTTTTTAACGACGACCGCCGCGTATACAAAGACAGCCGCGCCATTTATGCGCGTATCGCCTACGAGACGTGGTTCAGGCATGACGCACGCTGGGCCGATAAAGATGAAGACGTCTTCTTTTCGGAAATTTTGGGCCACGATGACGAAAACACCCAGCTGCACTATAAGCAGTTCAAGCTGCATAACTTCTCCCGGACGTGGACGCCGGAAGGCGGAAACGAAAACTCTCGCCTGCAGGCGCTACAGGATCTCGATGACCAGATGCCCGGATTCGCGCGCGGTGACGCGGCGGTGCGAATGCATGAAGAACTGAAAAAAATCATTGAGGAAAAGCCGGACGAGTTGATCACGGTTAACACACTGCGCAAGCTGAAATTTAACCCGACGCTGGTGGGCCGCTATCTGGAGTTCGTCGCACCTGCGCTGCAGCAGGTTGTTGGTGAAAATGGGCAGTACCGGCTGGTGACCGAAACCGAACCGCTGGTGCTGGATAATGCGCAGTACGCCGACGAGCTGGACGACGACGAAGACGACGGCGAGGCTGATGATGCATCGCTGGAAGATGACGAAATTGACAGCGATGAAGCCCCCGAAACCGAGCAAACCGCTGCCGAAGAAAAAAGGCCGGCACGCGAGGATAAAGCCCCGCCAGCCCGACCGCGTTTCGATGCGCCAAAGCATAACGCCGAGGGCGAATGGGTGATCCGCTATGAGTTTGACGGCCAGCGCTATGCGTGGACCGGTGCGGCGGAAAACCTGCGGGAAGCGATGCAGAAAGCATGGGAAACGCACCACGCCTGATCTAGACAAGCAATCGGGACCACGGTCCCGATTTTTTTTACACCCCTTCCAGCTTCACGCGCGCATCGTTAACGATGTGCGTGATTACCCCGAACAAAATCCCCTCGTCACTATCGCCAACCTCTTCTGCAGTGAGTGAAATTTTGCGGTCGGGATTGTTCAGTTCTTCCAGGTGAAGGCGCGGCACCGTGCGGTAACGTACCAGCTTAAACTGACCGCCGATGTTCGCGGCAATTATGCTGCCGTCCAGCGGTTTGTTCGCACTATTGCATACCAGCAAAGCCCCCTTTTTAATTCCGGCCAGCGCTGATTCCGTTTCGGTTTTAAATAAATAAACCGAAGCCGCATTGGTATTACAGAGCATGTCTAAAGACGGGCGGTCTTCTACAAAATCTTGAGCGGGTGATGGGAATCCCATAATTTTATCCTCGGTTTATTACTGTATTTTTATACAGTATAAATCACGATAAAAATAAAGGAAGGCCCGAAGTTGGGATCGGCGTTCAGGCAATTGAAAAGACGCGGGAAAAAATATCACTGCGTGATAATTGCGAAATTATGCGGCGGAGAATGCTTCGTTAGGATGGAAGAAAAAAATTATATGCCAGTAAGAGAGAACTGACTGTTTTACTCATTATAGTGAATCATACAGGCACAAAAAAACCGCCTGGGGAGGCGGCTTAGATGTGCGTGAATGTGGGGGCATTACACGCAACGGTCGGATGCTACGAGACCGGAAGTTGTCAGGGACTATTGTCGGCTACATTGACGGGACCGTCAAGTATGGCTGCTTATTTTATAGGCATTACGTGCTATTCCCGCGCCTTGATTAAGGATTAAAAATGTTTCTATGTTGCCGAACGGCATCGTATACTGCGGCGCATGACGCTGTTGTACTGGTCCGTATGCAGGGGTCTGAGATCTGGTGTTTTAAAAATCGGTGGGAATCGAATTTTGCTACTGGCGTAGCGTGATTCAGGTAACGATCATCGCAGGCATGTTTTAGCGCCCTAACGTAACGTTTCTGCGCTTAGACAAGCCGCGACTGCCTTGTGAAACAAATGATAGCCGCGCGCATCACAGTTTCTTAGTCAGCCGTTTGCGACGCCGACTAAACATCAAATTTGTAAAGACCGTGTTCTGTGGGGGCGATGGGGATCGCTGAAGGTGGGCACTGTTAAGTCAGAGCACATTTATCAACCCTGCTGCGAGACCGGAAGTTGTCATTTCTTGTCGTAAGTGAGTTCCCTGCCTGCTGCAAACGAGCTTCGCAGTCTTAAGAAATTAAGGCTGAAAAATGGATAAAAAAACCTTCGTGTTTCTAGTCCTGTTGGCGGTACTGAAATCTTTTGGAAGCGATACGCCTGCAATTAACGTTCATGCGGATCACTTCTTCTCGGTGACAGTAGTTAAAGACAGCAAGTAAACCCAACAATCGCCGGGCTAGTCCCGGCTTTTGTGATCTTATACCCCGCAAAATTTCCCAGCTGCAGCGCGCGCCGGTTCGCGTGCTTTGACGTGATCCAGATGTTTCGTTATCTCTAAACACTAACAAACGATCTGGATCAGCCATTCACGCCGGTTTTGCCCCTCTGTCAGCTCGCCGTGAGGCGCTTAAGCGCCGCGTGTTCGGCTGGCGTCAGGCTGCCAATGCGTTCAGCCAGATACATGCCCGCAAGCGTTGAGCGCGTCAGGCTGGCTGGCATGGATGCCAGTTCTGCCATTTCCGCCATGCTCAGCTCGCTGCATACCCAGGCGAACGGTACCGGCGTGTTGGCCAGCGCACGTTCTACCGCGCCCGCCGCGCCCCGTTCTGGCAAGTGCTCACTGGCGGTGATTGGGTCACAATCGTGTGATCCAGATCTTTCGTTATCTCTAAACACTAACAAACGATCTGGATCATCATCTTCGGGCATTTCTTCGGCTTCGGTCTTGAGGCTGTAGAACGATTTACCGGCCTTAACGCGGGCCGTGTGCAGGCTTTCCATGAAGTCGAAGGAATCCGCCTCCACGAGCATCACACGCGCCCCACGCGCGCCTAAGCGATCGTTCTCAACATTCCACCCAAGAGCGCCGCAAATGTCCTTAAAAACGACGTCAGGGCGTTTGTTGGCACCATTGCGCCCCAGATAGCCACCAAACCGCAGCGTCGTGTTAAACGAGCGTACGCTTACCATTTCCACCACTGCCTGCAGAGCGTCCTTCTGTGCGTCTCTGGTGGCGTACCCTTCGCCCGTTTCGATGTTGATGCCGCACTTTTCAAAGTACAGTCGCAGCGCGTTGCGATGGTATAGCGCGTTGATACGGTTCGGCACTTCCACCAGACGTTGCCAACGCACTTTCGGACTGATAACCAGCGGCTGCAGGCGCTGGAATTTTTCGTCGGCTTCGGCGCGCGTGTGCGCCAGCACGTTGACGTACTGGACGCGCCCGGCGCGGCGGAAACTGTAGCTGAAGTTTTTCAGCTTCTGGTGCAGGTCAATCGCCGCTGCAGAAGCTTCGTCCATGCGCATCAGCTCCAGCAGGCTGAGTTTCTTGCGCCCGCCATCGAGAAGAAATTCCAGGGACATTGGCGTCACCGGCAGCATCAGCTCGTTTTCGATTTCATAGCGTGCAAGCTGTGCCTGCTGTACCACGTCGAGATATTCCACCTCGAGCAGCGCGTCGCGTTCTTCCTCTGTTGGCGTTTCCGCTTCCATGTGGATCAGGACCGTTTGCTCCCACACGCGGTCGCGGGCTTCGCAGCGCATCGCCTTCCCGGCTTCGCTGGCGCTTTCGTCGCTGGCTAGGCGCTCAACCAGATAGCCGTCGGCCTCCAGAATCAGCAGCAGGTTGTTGCGGAAGTCATTACGCGAGGCAGCTTCCTGCGCAGCCAGGTGGATCTGCATGTCGGCGAAATCAGAGTCATCAAGGCCGAACGATACGCGCCCAGTGCTTTTGTCGAACTGAACGTCCGACACGTTACCCAGCACGTTATCGGTGTAAATAGTGGCGTCGGCATACGCGCCCCGGCGTTCGTCAACGCTGGTTTCCTTTCGGCCCGGCTGTTGCTCAATGCCCAGCATGAAGGTGTGCGCCTTGCGGTCGCGTCGCAGCATCTGGATCGCATCGGACGGCACAATCTGACCGCAGAACAGGCCAAAGTGGCGGGTGAAGTGCTTAACCTCAATTGAAACGCCGGACGAAATCGCCGGGCTGTAAATCAGGCCGTCATAGTGAACCGCCTGATTATTTGGTTTATCGGTGAACGCTTCCACGTCCGGCAGCTGCTTAGTGTCCTGGCTGACGTAAAGGAATTTTTTGTCCGGGAACGTTTCGCGCAGGTGCTCATAAATTCCGCTGCCGAACGCCTTAGAGTCGGTGGCCACCAGAACCTTTTCATCAGCTTTCACGGCGCGCGTGATTTCCAGAAACAGGCGGTCGCGGTCCGTGTGAACTACGCGGCGCTTGTGCGGTGCGCTACCGTCGTCCGGCACAAACAGGTCGTCCGTAGAGAGGTCGATAACGTGAATGTGCGACCAGCCAGGAATGCCGAGCGCCTGTCGGCGCTTCATGACCAGCTCAAGGAAAGTGATCAGCGAATCGTTGGCGTCGGCGTCTGCCATCAGGGCGGTACCGTCTGTACGCGCGAACGCGTCCACCAAGTGGTTGAACACGGCAACCTGTCGTTCCATCGCTTTGCCGACCAGAATGGCGCGCAGGCACTGTGTGGCTTCGTCCAGCCCTACGAAATCGTGGTTGTGGACCAGCGGCTGCCACTTGTCTTTGATGATGGAGTTAATGCAGATCGTCAGCTTGTTGATGGTTTCCGGCGGGATGCCGTTCAGGTCGTCGCGATAGTAGAAAATACCGGCGTCGGCGGTGCTGCTGCTGTCGTCGCTCAGCTGCATGACGTCGTGCATCGAACTCATCAGCGCGACGCGGTTCGCCATGACGAACGCGCGGAAAGCGGCCTGCATCAGCGGGCGCAGCATTTCCTTTGTCTTGCCGCTTCCCATTGGGGCGCGGAGGATGACCGGGCCGGTAACGGCGCGCTTCTGAACCATCGCCAGAATCTTTTTGGAAATTTTCGTGTCCTGCAGGCGCGTATAAGTGACGTGTGCCGGTCGTTTTGCCGGGTCCGTAATGTCGCGGCTGAATGAACGTGGCGACTGCGCTTGCTGTTTCTTGACGCGGTACTTCCAGTCAAGGCGGCTGGCGACGTTAATGCAGGTTTGTTCCGGCGCGTTCAGGCTTGCCAGTTCGCGCTGGATCAGGGTTTTCAGGTGTTCGAATGGGATAACTGCCGGGCAGCTCAGCATGCCGGTATCGACGCACTCAAACGCCAGTTTTTCAAATGAAGGCTGGCGCGTGTCGGCAAAACTCAGTTTCAGCAGCGCGGAGTCGAACAGGTTGCCCGGCATAGCGAGGCGGTTTTCCGTCGCTTTAAGCTGGCGCGCCGTCTCTTTCTTTCCGGCCTGAACAAACAGATCGTTAAAGTCGTTGCCGGTCGGACCATCAAACGTCGGGAACTGGCAGCGGATATTGTGATCCGGGTACGCCTGGAGGATTTCAACGCCGGTGCGCATGCCGGTGTTACCTTCACCGGGTGCTTTGCGGTCGTTGTCCAGCAGGCAGACGATTTCTGCTGCGCTTTCCAGCCCGATAAGCTGGTCGACAATGTGCTTCATGTTGTTAGCGGAAACCGCCATGATCACCGCGTCGAAACGTTCCGGATCGGCAAGGTATGCCGACGCAGCTGATGCGAAGCCTTCCGCCACGCCGATACGTTTGGCATCGACCAGTGTGCCGATGATATGGCACGCGCCGGAAAAGCTGACGCCTTCAATCGCTTCGGTCTGGAATTTCTTACCGTTGGCGAAGATACGCTGCCAGCCTGCCACCTTTCCGGCCAGTGGTCCGTTCAGGTGCGCCAGAGGGATCGCCATAAATTCAGTGGGTTGCGAAGTGGGACCACGGTCCCGCATGGTTACGCGGCGCACATTGCAGTGCGCAAAAACGTCGGCGATCTGCTTTGTTACGGCATACGGATGCGTACCATCTTCCAGCGGTGCGGCGTCAAAAGCAGCCTTAACCGCGTTGTACGCTTCCATCACGCGCACGGCTTCCAGCTTCTGCTGTTCGGCTGCGGCGGCGAGCAGCGTGTCGCGTTCTTCCTTCGCCTTGTCCAGCTTCTGCTGACGTTCAGCGAGGCGACGTTCTTCGGCTACCGGGTCCGGGACCGTGGTCCCGATTCTGGCGCGATAGTCGTTGAAAAGCTGCCAGAGGAAGCTGTAACCGCTCCACTGGCCAGCGCCAGGACCTTTGCGCACGAAGTTGATAAATGGCACGGACAGGCCGTCTTTTTCTTCCAGACGTGAGAAGAAATCGACCTTGCCTTTATCTGATTTATTCAGGGCTTGGGTTTTAGCGCGGGAGTATTTTGAGAAGCGGCTTTCGGGACCGCCTGTCTGGTGCAGAATGACCAGCGACGCCGTGGCGGACCAGTTAATACCGGCCTGCGCGGCGATAGCCTGCAGCTCAAGTTCGCCTGCGCGCATAAGCGCGTAGGGGTCGGAGCCAAATTCCGACTGGTAGAAATCCTTTAATGTCATTTTTTAACCAGTAAAAGTACGCATTAATCTTGCGCACAGGCACCGGTCTTAGCTACAATGACAACTCTTACGAAGTACGTCATTTGCAGGTTCTTTAAGACCGGCATTATGAATCAGAGAGAAAACCCGGTCGGCAAAACCGGGTTTTTTTTCGCCCGGAGATCCGCGTTTCGCTCACTAATCCGCCATTTTAATAGCCAGCCGTGCGCTGTGTTATCACCGGCAAAATGATAACCGCGTTAAGCTGGCTTTACAAATTTTGTTTAAGATCGAGATCCCTACTTCCTAACTGCGAAAGACTTCGCAACGGCTAAAACAGGAAGCATCATGATCACGTCTTTTGAATCTTTAACGATGCGGCGGTGTCCGTCTCTAACTGAGTTAAAAACGTACTGACCGTCTCTTTCGCTAATCAGCAGTAGAAGTTCCGCAACCGTATCACCGTTTGAAAATTTAACCAAATGATCTTCGCCCAAAATATGCGGCAGCTTCGGGTCAAAAATGGCAAATTCGCCGGTGCGGTATGTCGGGCTGCTGGCCTCTTCGTTTATGCGCAGTGCATAGCAGCGGCGACGAATACTGGTCGGCAGATCAACGTACTGGTACTCGCCCGGAAAGCGCAGGCCGTGTTCCAGATAATCGGCGCTGGGTCCGTTCGTTACGTTTCCAACAATCGGGATACCGTTGTCCGCTGCGGTGTCCTTCCCTGTCAGAATCCATTCCACTGATTTCCCATAATCATTCGCCAGCTTCATTGCCAGATCCAGCGTTGGCATAGCGTCGGTGCGTTCAAGATTGCTTAACCCGGCGGCAGAAACACCGACACGTTCAGCTACCCCACGCAGCGAAAAATCGCTGGCGGTCCCTTTGTCTGAGTTCTTAAGCGCTTCACGGCGCGCCTTTAGCCACTGTCCTCTATTCATGCGGATGATGATAAATGATCTTTGTGAAGCCAGCTATACATAGCAGCCAGAAAAATGCAGAAAAATTGAGCACTCATTTTTGTAAATCTGACTTTACAAGATAAGTTAAGCACGGTTAACATTGCGAGCATGAAAACATCGGACGTAATCGCGCACTACGGCAGCATTGCGCGGGCTGCAAAAGCACTGAATCTCTCCCGCCACTCTGTGTATCAGTGGGGCGAAGAAGTGCCGCCTGCGCGGCAGTACGAACTGGAAGTGAAAACCGCCGGTGCGTTGATTTCAGACTACTCACGCGAACAGGCCGCCGGGACGCCATCCGGACGGCGAAAAAGAGGAAAGCGCTAATGCTGGGAGAGTACGTCCGGGAACAGCTGCGCGTTGCCCTTTGCGACCTGCCATTAGGGCAGAAGGGACAGATTGCGATCATGAGTGATATGGCAGGCGGGGATGATTACACCGACCGGCCCACTCGCGAGGTGGAGTCTGGCGAAAGCGTCGTGAAAATCGAAGCCGAACCAGTGCGATATCGGGAAGGGAAGAAATATAAACAGAATAAGCCACTGATTTTAGAGGCTGCATTCAAAACTGGCATCTGGCGTCAGGCGGTAAATAAGCTGCCCGATCTGCATTTAGCCTGGGCGAAATACTGCTACGGCGAGGACCTTAAATTTGATCATCAATTGATCATTTGTAAAGACATATGGGACCGGTTCCTTGTTCGTGAAAGCGAAACGCGTACACGAAAAATGGCGGAAAAAATGCAGCAAAAGCTCCGTTCATTGGTTTTGTTAGCCGTCCAGGTGTCTGTAGGGAAAGTCAGGGGGCCGCAGCTGGAATATACCGGCGCGCACCTGAGCCAGCTTTTAGGAATAAAGCCAAATAACTGGCAGGGCCACTATTTGCCGCGCTGGTCGCTGCTTCTGGCGCTGTGTGAAGAACTGGATAACGAGGTAATTGCGCATGTGGAACGGCAACACAAAGCCGAACGCGACGGGCGGCGACGTACCCGACTGTCTGTGTAAGCAGGTACTGAGGCGCGCACCCTCGCGCCCCATCATGCGTCGCGCAAAGACGCCGGGCGAAGTCTTCATGTTTTGCCCGTCCTGCAAGATTGAGACCTACCCGTCGAGCAATAAGCAAAGCGTGATCGCCGAATGGTGCGGCATGAACAAGTCGGGCGATGTGCATACCGAGCAGCTGTGGATCGAGAAGTTCGATAGCCAGCAAAACCAGCCGCTCCACCTGGCTAAAACGGTTTAACGGATTGGGACCACGGTCCCGATGCAAAGGCAGATAATTATGACTAACGACATTAGCGCGGGAATAGGTCGCAATGCGGCTCCGCAATATGACTACGACTTTACGCAGGAATATTTATTAAAGCTGCGTGGAGCTGACCATATTCCATTGAGAAAAAAATCAGACTATCAAATAAAAGAAAACAATATACATCTGTCTAATTACGTCTCGCCATTAATGCAAAGTTTAAATAAATCACGCAGGCCGGGTAACAAATAAAATCATGAGAAATTTACGAGCAATTTTTCCATTCATGACGACAAGTAATATTCCTGAAAATATCCAGGAATGCTTATCTGATTACGCATTCAGAGAATTAACTGATACTTTGCATATTTCTAAAGGTTTTGGCCTTTTAACGCAAAGTGATCACTTTATACACGCTGATAATCGCTGGTTGTTTAAATACGTTGAAAATAAACGGACAGCCAATAAACACGCCGTAACAAGACTGCACAAGCAAAGGTTACAAAAGGCAACTGACAAGGGCCGAGAAATCACGTCTGAACTGACAGAAGAGATGTGGCAGCAGGCCGAGCGTGAGGTGCTGAAAACCGCCCCGATACGCGAAACGATCGTGTACCTGATTTTTGATGAAAACGTCGGGCGCATCTGGTGCGGTGGCAGCTCCGCCGGGCAGTGTCAGAAGGCGCTTAAACACCTGCGCAGCGCTATTGGCAGCCTGAAAACCACACCGCTGATTTATGACCTTGCCTCACGCCTGCTGGCGCGCCAGCTCTGCAAGGGGTTTAAATATGCCGAAGGCTTCCCAAATAATTTAATTATTCCCGCAAACGGCAAGGTGCAGGCCACTGACGGCGACCAGCGCGTGACGTTCGACGGTGTGGACCTGCGCGACGAGGGCGTCGGGAAAGTGCTGAGCGATATGATGGTTCGCGCCGTGGAAATGCAGCTCGTCAGGCCCGTAGAGAAAGGCGATCCAACGGTTGTGGCCACGTTTACGCTCAACGTCCCGGAGAGCGGCCCCGTACACCTAAAGGGGCTGGATTACGCGGGCGCTGCAGCCAGCAACGAAGGCGACGAGGCGCACCACTACGCCACGGAAATGCTGATCCTCGGCGGGTTCGCATGGGAGATTTTCGACACGCTCCGCGTCTACTTCCACGGCTCAACCGGCACCACGCGCACAGAGTGGGCTGAATAACCCGCCCGGCGCATTACATGCAGTAAACAAACGATACATATTTCATATTGAACCGCCTTATAGATTGTTATAAGGCGAAATCGCTCTATTCATGACCGACCTTGCACACTCTTTACTTACTGTCAGGACGCCAGAGTTAGGAGCTTTCTAGGGTATGCGGGAATTATCCCTCTCGTAATTAACTAAACGGCTCATGCTGGAAAAGTAAATATCTTTCCCCACAGTATTGGCATATTTCAGCGCCGCACAAATCGCGATAACAAAACATTAAAATAATCTGAATTAAGTTCGCGTTTCTGTAGACGGGATTCGTCAGTTGGGATAATGTATCGCCGCTCAGACAACTCTTAAAATCAATTATCGCCTTTTCATTCCCCTGCGAATGATATAAGGCGCTACCGCCTTTCCGGCGGGGCAGTCAGGCCCAAAGTTAATAACGGATTGTAACAATGACAAACAACACTAATTCACTCGCGGACACCGCAAGCCTGCAGGCCGACTTAATCCAGGCGGTTGCGAGTCTCCGCTGTATTCATGAAATTATGATGAATGCCGAAGGCGTATCGGGCGTGCCAAAGCACGCGCGCATAGCGCTGGAAGGTGTGCTTTGCGGTCTGGAAGGTTATACAGACGGTGAAATGCAGGCATAAAAACGCCGGTATGCCCGGCGTCTTGAGTTGGGACCGTGGTCCCAATTGGATGGCTTACTTGTATACGATGCTGAAATCGAAGGTCGCACCGCACGCTTTCGCGTACCGGTTCAGCGTTTTGAGGCTTGCGCCCAGCGGGTTCTTTTCCAGATTCGTGATCGCCGATGGCTGGATGTTCAGGCGTCGCGCCAGCTCCGCCTTCGTGATTTTTGCGTGCTCGCGCATGGAATGCAGCGCCTCCAGCACCGCAAGTTCGCGGTCGGCGTCTTCATACGCCTCCACGGATTCCGGGCTGCTCAGCATGTCTTGTTTCAGTTCACTTACAGATACTGGTTTCATTCAAAATCCTCCAGGCGTTGCCGCGCCAGTTTTATTGCGCTGGCGGGCGTTTTCTCGGTCTTCTTTACGAAGGCATGCAGCAGGTAAATTGTGTGGCCGTCTGAGTAACAGTACAGGGTTCGCGCTATGTCTGTGCCGCCAACGCGTAGCTCAAACAGGCCACCGCCGATCACCTTGCTGTGGGGCATTTTCAGCTGCCCTTCTGTTTCCATCCGTTCAATCAGTCGGAACATACGACCTCGAAGCTGGTCCGGCAGCGATTTCAGCTCCTGCCGCGCCAGCTCATGCGCTAACACCTTGTACATGGCTCCTCCGTTTCAGTGGGGAAAGAATACCTCCGCATTAAATTTAACTCAATGGGTAAAATTCACTTATTAGTGAATATACTACTTTACGTGAAAATGCAGCAGAGCTATATTGCGTCTCGCTGCGGGACGCCACCCGTAGCGAATACCAAAAACGACAGGAGATACAGATGCATAAGACAGTTGAGCCTTTAGAGTTTCGCTTCGGCGGCGGCAACGTGAAAGTGGAGTTTCTGCCCAAACAGGTGATGGTTAACTTTTTCGGCACCCGCTTTGATTTTACCGCTACGCAGGCATCCCTTCGCGAACGCTGCCGGGATGAGGTGCGCAAGGCAGGCCTGACCGCCCTTCTGGAAAAAACGCTTGCCAGAAGCAGAGGAGCTAAAAAGTAAACATTCACTAAAAAGTGAATAACAATGCTGGCCTGCAAAGGCCAGCAGAGTTATCTTTTTTTCAAGGCGGGACGCCACCCGCCGACAATGAAAGCAACGACAGGAGAACGCATGAAAACCATTACCAACCAGCAAGCGTGGGCAGAACTCACCAGCGCGCAGAATCAGATCATGGACGCCGGTGAAAACCTGCAGCAGTTTTTCTGCCAGCTCACGGGCGACAACAGCGCCGAGGGCGCCATGCTGGGTGACCAGATCACAGAAATTCGCCAGCAGCTTGAGGACGTCAAGCGAAAGCTGCGCACGCTGTCTTGCTATTACATGGATTAACCGGGGCCACGACCCCATCCGTTCGGGGCTTTTGCCCCTTTTTCGCGTTCGCATTGCGGCGCACCTTTTAGGTAGTGATAACAACGATGACCGAACAATCGCCATATGAGCATTTGAAAGCGTGCCTCCACCGCGAAGTGGTTGGCCTTGACCATAAATTTACGTGGGACCGCGCCCTTCGCCGCTACCTTCGCAACTATCAGGTGCGCTACGTCTTTAAATGGCGCGTGGCGTCGTATCTGCATGCCCTCGGGGGAAGGCGTCGCGGGAAGTTTGCAGACTGGCTAAATCGCCGCATCAGCCAGCGGCACAACGTTGAAATCCAGTTAGGCGCGGAAATCGGGCCGGGGCTGCGCATCATTCACGAAAACGGGGTCGTCATCAGCCGCCTGTGCCGCATCGGCGAAAACTTCCAGATTCACCAGAACTGCACCATCGGCGCGAAGCTGGATAAGACCGGTGTTATTCGCATCGGGGATAACGTCACTATTGGCGCACACTGCTGCCTGATTGGGCTGGACATGAACATCGGTGACGATGTGACCATCGGCGCGGGTACGCTCGTTAACGTCGATCTGCCGTCTGGCGTTACCTGCTACAGCAAGCGCGAATACACGATGGTCGGTGGCGATCATAAGTGCCGCACGCTTTCAAGCGTCGGCTAAGTTCCGCGCCACACCCCGCCATCGCGCCCCGCTTCGCCGGGGCTTTTTTTTGCCTGAAATATGAAAATAAACCAAAAAAACAAATTTCACTAAAAAGTGAAAATAATACTGGCTGCGGTCCTGCACCAGAGTTAGATTGGTGTTCAAGGCGGGACGCCACCCGCCGAAATCCGACAGAAGAAAAACGACAGGAGAAACACCATGAACGACGTAACACGCGCACTGATTAACGCCTACCTGCTGAAACAGGGTTACACCGCGCAGGAATCTGCCAGCAGCCGCAGCGGCTCGCAGATTGAAGTTCGCCACAACGGGCACCTTGTCTGGCGCGCATGGGAATTTGAGGAAGGCTTCGCCGACTCGCTGGAGCGCTACCTGAAAGAGTTCGCGGTGTCCGGCGACACGCGGGCCGACGTGGTGGAGAAAATCAAAAAGCAGATCGCCATAAACAACGAGGCGTTTGCCGCCAGCCGCGACAGCGCGGAGCAGGAGCGCCTGAGCTATGCCAGCACCGTCCTGGGCGAAATGATACGCCGCATTGAAGGTTTCCCGCCGAACGACCGAATTATGCCTTACAAACGCCACGCCTGATTGTCACCCCGCCCGGCAGTGCGCCGGGCAACCCTACGGAGCATCACATGAAGCACACCAAACGCCGCCTGGTCAGCCCGATGGCGGTCGGCTATGTAAGTCACGTTCTCAGCCAGCGCGTAGGTCTGAAAGTATTCAGGGAGCTGTACCGGCACCATCATTCAGAAGACCGTCACATTACCGCCCTCGCGCTTGTGAAGGCCCGCCGGGCGATACGCGCCGCTGCAGCAGAATGGCAGGTCGTGTTAGACGCTGAAAAGCGGCACGTTACGCAGATCAGGGAATGGAACGCGCCGTCAAATCGGCGTGGCCGGGGCGGCATCGAGAAAGGATAATTTTTGCTCTATTCGCAACAATGAAATTAGACTATTGACTTAAAGTGAATAAATAAGTTAATATTTTTCCAAGCTGGGCAATCTACAATCTGCCCACGAAAAAGCCGCCTCCGGGCGGTTTTTTTTCGCCTGCAATATGCCCCGCCGGGCGCAGTCCAATAACCTGCTCCGGCGCGCCGCAACGGCGACCGAGCCATAATATTCCCCCTATTTTATGACCAACACCGTCCAGACTGGCGCGGCGCAGCTTGTCTGCGCTGATTCGCTTCGCTTTATCAAAACACTGCCAGATAACAGCATCGACCTGATTGCAACCGATCCCCCTTATTTCCGCGTTAAAGACAACGCGTGGGACCGGCAGTGGAAGAACGACGACGCGTATCTCGCGTGGCTTTCCGAAATGGTTTCTGAGTTCTGGCGCGTGCTTAAGCCGACCGGATCGCTTTACATGTTCTGTGGCCACAAGCTTGCCGCTGACACCGAGATTATGGTGCGCGACCGCCTGAACGTGCTGAACCACATCATCTGGGCGAAGCCGTCCGGGACGTGGGGCCGCTCTAACAAAGAGAGCCTCCGCCAGTATTTCCCGACCACCGAGCGCGTTATCTTCGCTGAGCATTACGGCGCGGAAAGCACTGCCTCCGGCGCATCGGGCTACGCCGCCAAATGCGAAGAACTGCGCAAACAAACCTTTAAGCCTCTGATTGATTACTTTGCCACGGCGCGTGCTGCGCTGGGCGTTTCCGCGAAGGAAATCAACCAGGCAACCGGCACGCATATGTGCAGCCACTGGTTCAGCGAATCGCAATGGCAGCTGCCAAAGCGCGACCAGTACGAAAAGCTGCAGGAACTGTTCGCCCGCAAGGCGCAGGAGAAAGGCGAAGCCGCCCGGCTGGAGAAGACTCACGACGGCCTGCAGACCGAATACGACGCGCTCAAGCGCAACTACGACGGGTTACGTCTGGAATACGACGACCTGCGCGCCCGCTACGAAGAACTACGCCGCCCGTTTGCCGTCACCAAAATGGTGCCGTTTACGGACGTGTGGAGTTACCCGCCGGTGCAGTATTACGCCGGTAAACACCCCTGCGAAAAGCCCGCCGCGATGATGGAAGACATCATCAACGCCAGCAGCCGTCCCGGCGATCTGGTAGCGGATTTCTTTATGGGTTCCGGTTCGACCATCAAGGCAGCGCTCAAGCTGGGCCGCCGCGCGATTGGCGTCGAACTGGAGTCCGACACGTTTGAAAATACGGCAGCAAAAGTGGCTGAGCTCCACGCGGCGCTGACCTGTTAAGGGGCATGCCCCAAACCGCATAAGAGGCTGGGACCACGGTCCCGGTCTTATGGGTGGTAAGCACATGTGGATGTGCGAACGGCTGTTAACCGTGCGGTAGCGGGTTCGAGTCCCGCACCACCCGCCAATTTGCCAAACGGGACCACGGTCCCACCGATTCCCGATCATCGATTGGGACCACGGTCCCACCCCCCCTAACCACCGGACATCGCGCCGCGTGGAGGAGACTTTCTCACATGGACAAAATCACTCAGGCCGCGAACGTGACCGCCTATGGCGCGTCTACGGGTTCGTTCGGCTTTTGGTTCTACAAGCTGACCACCTCAATGACGCCTGACCAGTGGGCCGCTATTGGCGTAATCGGCAGCCTGATGTTTGCGGGCCTGACGTGCGTATCTAACGCCGTAATCAAGGTGTGGGCTATCAAGCGTGGCTACAAGATCCCAAGCGATGAGGGCTAACCCATGCGCCTTGTATTCCCGTCTGGACTGATGCGCAAAGTGCTGGCTGCAGGCGGCGCAGGCGCACTGGCTATCGCGATTGCCCTGCTCGGTGGTCACGACGGCGTGGAAGGCCGCCGGTACGATCCCTATCAGGATATTGGTGGCGTGTGGACCGTCTGCGACGGCATCACCGGCCCGGACGTTAAGCAGGGTCACCACTACACCGACGCGCAGTGTGATGTGTTGCTGGAAAAGCACCTGGCCCCGGTAAAACGCGCGGTCGATAGCGCGGTGAAGGTGCCGCTGGATGACTACACCCGCGCCTCCCTTTACTCCTTCGCCTACAACGTTGGCACAGGCGCATTCCAGCGTTCGTCCCTGCTTAGGCATCTGAACAGCGGCGACACACGGCAGGCGTGTAACGACATGCGCCAGTGGGTGTACGTGAACGGGCAGCGCAAGCGCGGTCTGGTTTACCGCCGTTACATCGATCATACGGTTTGCATGATGGGGGCCAAATGAAAGCCGCAATCGTGAGCACCCTTGCAGGCGTACTTTTGCTGGCGTTTGTCGCGCTGGGGTTTCTGGCGTTTCACTACCACGCGAAAGCCGTGGCTGACGCCGGAAAAATCAGCCAGCTGACCAGCGATAACACGCTGCAGGCGAGCACCATCGCCGGGCAGGCGCTGACCTTCCAGACGTTTAACCGGCTGGCAGCCAGTTCGCAGAAACACGCGACGAAGACCGCCAGCGAAAGCGAGGAGAAAACCATTGAATACCGCACGATCCTCAAGAAAGAGGCTGTGCCTGTCTGCAGCCAGCTCGTTCCTGATTCTGTGTCTGGCGGGCTGTACGACTACACGGACCGTTTACGTTCCGGCGCAATGTCCGGCGCTATCGCCGTCGCTGACAGCGCCGGTACTGGTCCCGCTACCGCCCGCACCCTGACCTACTGCCAGGCGGTTTTGTGGATTAACCCGCTTTTGTCTGCACTGGACAAGGCGAACGACCAGCTGGCTGGCATCCGCGCAGAAGACGCGCAGCGAACCGCCACCAGCAAATAACCCTCCCGCCCCGACCGGGCAGCACAGGACTCCCAATTGAAAAAACTTCTCGTTATGGCGGGGCTGATTTTCAGCCTGTCCGCCTTAAGCGGCTGCGATCAGCACCCCGACAAAAGCGCGGTTATTGATGCGGAGGCGCAGCAGATTGCCGTCCTGCAGCAGCAAAACGCAGACCTGCAGCAGAGCTGCGCAGCACCGGCAGGAACGCAGGCAGCGGCACCAGCGGCACAGGCAGCCAGCCCGCCGGTTGTTGTAGGTTCTGCAGCGCCGGTAGTGGTGCAGCAGCCACCAACCGTTATCCATGAACGTGACGGCACCGGCGACCTTGTAACCGGCATGATGCTGGGCCACATGCTTTCCAACAGCGGCGGTGGCGGTGGCGGAGGAGGTTACGCGAGCAACCACACCACCACGCGCATTGTGAACAACTACCACGCGCCAGCGGCAGCCACCCCGGCACCGGCAAAGCGCAGCTGGTTCTCAGGCAGCAACGCCAGCAGTTCGTCCAGCAGCTACCGCCGCACGTCATTCAGTAGCGGCGCGCGTTCCTCTTTCTATTCCAGTCGCAGCAGCTTCCGCAGCGGCAGACGTTAATCAGGGATTAAACATGATTGGATTCCTCAGAGGGCTTCGCGACCGTCGTCGCCAGCGTGAATCATCAGAGCGCCGCGCGCAGCTGCGTCGCAAAGCGGGCATCAGCCCGCAGCCGCTGGAAAGCCTGCTGCCGGGCGAGCCGTACAGCGACGGCGTGGCACAGAACTTTGCCAACGTGTTGATCGCACAGGAGGCGGAGGCTACCCGTCGTGCCGGTTCGTTGGACCGCAGCCATAACTACACCTTCGGCGAAACCCGCGACGGCAGCCACAGCCATAGCCACGGCAGCCACAGCCACAGCCTCGGCAACATCAGCCACGGCAGCCACAGCCACAGCATTAGCGATGGCGCGCACAGCCACAGCTACAGCCACAGCCACGATAGCGGCAGCAGCTTTGACAGCAGCAGCAGCGGCGGCGGCGATTCCAGCTGGTAATGCCATCACCGTGCCAGCCATCCCGGCTGGCACGCTAATGCCATTCCCGGAGGCACCATGAACTTGATCAACTGGCTTGAAGCCAAACTATCCCCAAAGGAGACCAATGTGTCCGAGACCACCGTTACCGCCGCTGCTGACGCAGCCACCGTTGCTACCACCTCTACCGCATCGTCCGCAGCAACCACCAGCGTCGCCGACGCTGCTGTCGTGTCTGATGCTTCCGTATCGACTACCGACGCGGCTGCAACTGATTCTGCCGCCACCGCTGTTAATTCTGGCGTGTCTGTTGATGCTTCCGCATCCACTGCTGCCGCTGCTGTTGCTACTGATGCTCCCGCATCCGTGGCGGTTGATTCAGATCCAGCCGCAGCCGCTGACGTTACCGCAGAAGATGCGGGCAATGGCGAAGTGGATCTGGCCGTCGCGGTGGAAGCTGGCGTCGATGCAGTGGTGGCAAAACTCAAGGAAGCACTGGTTCTCGCCGGTCACGACGTAGAACACGTCTGGGACGTGGCGGTGAGCTTCGCGAAAAAGCTGGCTTAACCACCAGCTGCACAGGCCCGCTCCGGCGGGCCTTTTTAATTCAAAAGGAGACGCAGAATGTTGACGGTTAAATACTGGCGTAATCACGCCTCACTGATTTCAGAGTCGCAGGAAGCCGCAATTGCGCGTCCTAAAAGCCCGCAGTATGCCGAAGCGATGGAGTTCGCCAGCGAACTCGGCCTGGTACGTCCCGACGTGATCCAGACTTTCAAGAGCGACAACAAGCCGCAGGGCGGCGTACTGGCACTGCTTCGCAATAAGCAGCCGGAAAACTACATCACAAGCGTTGAGCGCGGAGACCGCCTGGATTTCCCGATTGCGGTTCTGACCAGCGACGCGGTTGATCCTAATCTGCCAGGCGTCACCGGCACCAATTACCGGTTTATCTATCAGGGCGACGAAGCCTACATCATGAACCGTTTCGGTCAGACGGTTGAGATGATTAAGCCGCCTCGTCCCGTTCAGTAAGCAACACCATAAAGCGCCCGGCAGGGCGTTTTTTAGTGTTTCTTGCCGGTTGGGACCACGGTCCCAATTTGCTCACATACAACAATCGGGACCACGGTCCCACCGGAGCCAGAATGATTACGGCAGATGACGCCGCCACCGTTGGCAACGTTGCCGCCAATACCTTTCTGGCCAGCGCAGGCTGGGTGACGATTGGCGCAGGCACAGACCTTAGCGACATTGACCTGACCGCCGAGACGCTGGATTCCCGCGTGCGGTTTGCGTGTGACAGTTCGCGCCTGTATTGGGCCGCCGATGGCACGCTGAAAACCGCTGCTGCAGGGGAATGGCCACTGGAATACAGCGCTGGCGCGGCAGCAGGTCGCACGCTACCTGAGCCGCAGGCCACCAACTTTCAGCTGGAGAGCCGTGGCGCAAATGTGGTGAAGGCGGGCGGCATCGGCAACTTCTTCTGCGACACCGGCACCACGGTTTCGACCGGCACCGGCCCCGACGGCGGTGCAATAGGCGAGGTCGGCAACGCCGCGTTTTATCTTTACGCGGAGTACAACGCCACGGCATCGGCCTGGCTGATTAACGCCACCGGCAACGCACCCGGCGAAGCATGGGAACGCATCGAAATGGCGTTCACGCTGGCAGCAGCGGCGAACGTGCGCACCTATAACGCGCGCGCCGGTTCCACCTCCTACGTTTACGGTCTGACGGCATCGGCAGTTCCCGCCGGGAACGCGGTGGCGTCATTCTTCCGTCGCCTGGACGGCAGCAACATTCTGTCCGGGCTGGTTCAGGTTGAGTCCGGCAGCTATGCCACCTCGCCGATCATCACCGACGGTAGCGCGGTTACGCGTGCGCAGGCGTTCGCCTATGTGCTGACGCAGACCGCCAAAGGCATGACCGTTACCTACAGCGACGGCACCACCGACAGCTTTACGTTCAGCGGCGAGTATGAATACGCGCTGCCGAATCCCAGCGCTCATTGGGGCGCGCGCTACATCACCCGGATTGCTTACCAGCGATGAGATACCTCCGTTTCCCCGACGAGGCGACCGCAATAGCGGCCTGCCCGAACTGGCGCAGCGGCAACGGCTGGATAGCGCCAAAAGAGCGCACGCAGATTGTCGTGCGCGGCACGATTTACGAACCGGCCACGCAGGATTCCAGCGGCACACTGACCGCAGGCAAAGCGCTGGACGGTTTCCATATTGACGTGATCACCGGCACGGTTCCGGCAGCCGCCACGGCTTACGAACTGACGCCGGTGAATCCACACTTTGATCAGAGCTGAGGCAAGCAATGGCGACTACAGGCATAGAGCCGGACAAGACGTGGCAGAAAATCACCGACGGTACGGAAACGGCAGCGCTGCAGGTTAAGCGCGGAGTGATCGCAATCTGCGACGCTGACGAACAGCCGGGCGACGACGCCGAATATCAGGACCACGCTCGCAACCTGACCATCACGCCGCCTACGATTGCCTGGATTAAAAACATCACGCCGGGCAAAGACGGCGAGCCGGGTTACGCCAAAGTCGTGATCATCAAGTGATATGGCCGGGCTTAATGCGTTATCCGCACAGCTTCGCAGCCTGCAAAAGCAGATCCCTTTTGCCACCGCGCAGGCGCTGACCGCTGTAGCGAGAAAGATTCAGGCCGCTGAGAAAGTGGCGCTGCAGCGCAAGCTGGAAAATCCCACGCCGTTTACCGTGAACTCGGTCGGCTCACAGGGCGCGCGGCGTGACAATCTGACGGCCCGCGTATTCGTGCGGGACATTGCCGCCAGCTATTTAGAGCCGTTTGAATTTGGCGGCTCGCACAAGCTGAACAGCCAGGCATTGCTTAACCCGAAAAACATCAAGCTGAACAAGTACGGCAACCTGACGCGCAATAAGATGGCGCAACTCAAGGCGAAGCCGGACGTGTTCATTGGTGAGATTGACGGCGTAAACGGCGTCTGGCAGCGCAAGAAAGCGAAGGGCCGCAAAGGTGCAAAGCGTCGCAAGCGTTCGCGCAACGGCACGCATCAGGCCGCCGTAAAACAGGGTGCGCCAAAGCTGCTTATCCGGTTCGGTAACGCGCTACCGGTACAGCCGGTGCTGGGCTACATGGACCGCGCCGAAGCAATGGCCACGAACATGATGCCTGGCGAACTGAGGCGGGCAATCGCCGCCGCAATGGCCAGCGCGAAATAGGGGGCACGATGAAACACATAATTCTGCCTCCGCTGCGCGAATACGGCGTCGCAGAGCTGCGCGAAGGGCGAGCCTCCAGCGCGATTGTTTACAACAGCGCACTGCGCGACGCCGCCGAAGCTATCAAGCGTGCGGGCTTCACCTACAGCCACGAAATCGCCGTCCGCTCTATCTATCTGGATGACGCTTTCCGCGTTGATACCTTCGGCTGCGAACGCGTTGGATTGACTGAACGTGTTCAGGCTACAGCGAACAACCGCGAACGGCTACGCCGCGCCGTGTCAGCGCTTAGCCGGACCACCTAACGATATTGGGACCACGGTCCCAACCCCAACATGGCCGTCGCCTCTGTTTACCCCATTAGCGGTGGTACATCACGCGGCGGTCTTCTAAACACACGGATCACCCATGAAAGAACAACGTGCCGCATCGGTCACACTCCAGCTGGTTGCTTATGGCGACGACGGCAAGCCGCTCGGCGGCATTAACAAAGTGGTTGGCATTAATGCAATGCGCGACGCCGGTTTCCCGCTTCTGATGGAAACGGCAGCCGGTGCAGCAAGCGAGCTGGAAGAGGTTATCAATGCGCATTACGGCATCGTGCCGCGCGGCTAATCGGGACCACGGTCCCACACAGGAGAACAAATGAATCTGAGTTATGCAGCGCGAATCGAAATCCCAACCGAGGAAGACGTTCAGCGTATTACTGAGCAAGTGATGAGCGTGTTTCCCGCGACAACCGGCAGCGCAGCCTCGGACGGTATCACTGCGCACGTCATGGCAGGCGAGATTAAGCACCGCCTTAGCAAGCTGATCCGCGTTGAAGTTGATCTGGTTGTGACAGGCAAGACGGATGACAGCAGCACGCCGCTGCAGAGCTGCGCCCCGACGCCAATAGGCTTTCATCAGCACAGCGTCACTCCAGCGCGCCACGTCTTCCCACACTTTTTTGGGTCCTTCCCCGGTCCTATTTAACTCGCGGGCATTGCGCGCCGCGTGTTTTCACTAGTTAAAAATTTTTCGTTTTTTGGGTAACAGGTAACAGGTAACACGACCGATGAATCAGGCCGATTTTGCAAAACTCCACGGCGTTAGCCGGAAGACGGTCACAACGTGGAAGGCGCGCGGCTGGCTGGTTATGGAGGGTGACGAGGTGAACGTCGAGGCGTCGAACGCCAACATCGAGACGCACCGCAAAACTGTTACCCCGCCCGAAAAAAAAAAGAAATCGTCCGTAATCGAGGTAACACTCCGGCTGCGGATAGAGGTAACAGCGGACCAGCCGGTGACGGTGACGGCGATGACGACGAGCACATAGCTGACGTCGCCGAGCGACTCGTAAAAGAGTATGGCGCCAACCTGACGTTCGACGAAGCGCGAACGGTGAAAGCCAACTTCCACGCGAAGCTGGTTCAACTGGATTACGAACAGAAGGCAGGACGCCTTCTCCCCTTTGAAGACATGCTCCGCGCCATTGGCGATGAGTATGGACGCATCCGCACCCGCCTGATTGCCATCGCACCTGAACACGGTCCCCGGTTACGCCTGCTGGCGTTGACCAGCGATGACACAGCATTTACGGCGGCGCTGCAGGAAATCATCCACGAAGCTATGGAGGAGCTGAGTGCTGATGGAATCAAGCCACCAGACAGCGGATAAGCCGACAGCCTGGCAGAATTTCAAAAGCCTGCTGTTAGCCGTTCGCCGGGCATTAAGACCGCCCGAACCGCTTCGCCTCAGTGAGTGGGCGAACAAATACGCGATGCTCTCAAAAGAGACATCATCACAGACAGGCCGCTTTCGCTCGTTTCGCTATCAGGACGGCATCATGGACGCCTTCACCGATCCCACGGTGGAGACCATCAGCGTCATGAAATCGGCCCGCGTGGGTTACACGAAGATTCTCGACCACGTTATCGGCTACTACATCGCCCACGACCCGTCGCCAATCCTCGCAATCCAGCCCCGCGAAACCGACGCCGAAGACTACAGCAAAACCGAAATCGCTCCGATGCTGCGCGACACGCCGGTGCTTGCAGAAGTGACCGGCGGCGCTAAGGCGAAAGACTCCAATCAGACGATCTTAAAGCGCACGTTTTCAAACGGCGCGAACCTGACGCTGGTTGGCGCGAACAGCCCCGGCGGTTTCCGTCGTATCACATGCCGCATCATTCTTTTTGATGAGGTGGACGGTTATCCCGCCAGCGGTGCAGGCAACGAAGGCGACCAGATTGCGCTCGGCAAAAAGCGTTCTGAATCGTTCTGGAACCGCAAGATTGGCATCGGTTCAACGCCGACCGTTAAGGGCATCAGCCGTATCGAAAAGTCGTTCAACGACAGCGACCAGCGTTACTTCTTTGTGCCTTGCCCGCATTGCGGCGAAATGCAGGTGCTGGAATGGGGCGACCGCACGTCGCCCTACGGCATCAAGTGGGACCGCGACGAGGAAGGCAACAGCCTCCCCGAAACGGCCTACTACGCCTGCAGGCATAACGGCTGCGTTATCCAGCACACCAGCCTGCCGCTGATGCTGGAAGGCGGCGAATGGCGCGCCACAAAGCCATTTAAAGGACATGCCGGCTTTCACGTCTGGACCGCATACAGCCTCTTCCCGAACGCAGCCTGGAAAAAGCTGGTCGAGGAGTGGTTGGGCGTGAAAGACGACCCGGTAATGCGCCAGACCTTCATCAACACCACGCTGGGCCTGCCTTATGAGGATTCCGGCGAGAAAGCGCTTAGCGAGAAAAAGCTGGTCGAACGTACCGAAGTGTTTGGCGCGGAAGTGCCGGACGGCGTTGCGCTGCTAACGGCTGGCATCGATACGCAGGACGGGCGTCTGGAAGTTGAGGTGAAAGGCTGGGGCCGAAACGAGGAAAGCTGGTCCATCGCCTACGACGTGATCGAGGGCGATATGGACACGCCAGAGCCGTGGGATCGCCTTGATGCGTACCTGAAACAAGTGTGGCGTCGCGCTGACGGTCGAGGCTTCCCGATTATGGCGGCCTGTATCGACTCAGGCGGGCATCACACGCAAGCGGTGTACACATTTGCAAAAGAGCGCATTGGTCGCCGCATTTGGGCGATTAAGGGCGAATCCGCCCGCAATGGCAAGCGTTCGCCGGTATGGCCTAACCAGAAGCCGTCCAAGCGAAGCAAGTCAGCCTACCGCCCGATCATTATCGGCGTAAACGCCGCGAAAGATGCGATCCGCAACAGGCTGCATCTGGACCCGCCAGCACCGGGCGAACGGCAGGCCGGTTACATGCACTTCCCGACGGACCGCGACCTGCACTATTTCAGCCAGCTGCTGGCTGAACGTTCGGTCGTGAAACGGTCCGGCGGCTACCCGTACCGCGTGTGGGAGCTGCGACCGGGACGCGCTAACGAAGCGCTGGACTGTTCTGTTTACAACTACGCGGCGCTGCACGGCCTGATGCATTCCGGGCTGAAACTGAACGCGCTGGCAGACAGCGTGGAAGCTAACCCGGACAAGCTGATTGCAGCGCCGCCGGTTGTTGAGCCGAAGCCTAGCTTCCAGCTGCCCGGCGTGATTCTGCCAACCGAAACCAAAGAGCCGCGCAAGCGCCGCCACAAACGACTCCCGTCATAAGGCTTTCCATGCAATCACCTAACGCCGACCTTCTGGTCGGGATGAGCCGCGATCAACTGCAGGCGCTGTTAGCGCAGGCACAAAGTGCGCTCATCGAACTACAGATGGGCAAAAAGGGCGTCTCGTTCAGCTATTCACAAGGCGACGGCAACCGCTCGGTGACTTATCAGCCAACCAGCGTGGCCGATGTAACGTCGCTGATTATGCAGCTGCAGCGCGCATTAGGCATCGGCGGACGCCGCCGCCGCTTGAGGTTCCGCTACTGATGAAAACGAACGACGTCCGAATCCTCGGCGTTAACGGGCAACCGTTGCCGCCGTCACGGCCCAAATATGGCGCGCTGAATGGAACCGGGCGCGTTCCGTATGACGCCGCTGACACGTTCAGCGATCAGATGGCTGACTGGCAGCCGCCGCTCTGGTCCTCTGATAACGAAATCAACATCTACCGGGACCGGATGGTATCGCGCATTCGCGATATGACCCGCAACGACGGCTGGGCCAGCGGCACGGTAACGCGCATTCTGGACAACGCCGTTGGCGCGGTATTCCGTCCGATTTTTAAACCTGATTACCGCTACCTCGCGCAGCTGACCGGCAACGACGGTTTTAATGCGGAGTGGGCAGCGGAGTATTCGCGCTACATGGACGCGCAGTGGCGAACGTGGGCAGACGACGAAGGGCGCTGGTGCGACAGGGAGCGAAAGCAGACCGTTTCGCAGATGTTACGCCTTGCCATGCGTCACAAGCTGGTCGACGGCGACAGCCTTGTGCTGATGCATTACGACATGGAGCGTCTCGGCTACGGGAAGGCATCGTTTGCAACCATGATGCAGGTTATCGACCCGGACCGGCTGAGCAACCCCAATCAGGTCTACGACATGCTGGACATTCGCGGTGGCGTGGAAATCGACGCAAACGGCGCGCCGTGTGCGTATCACATCCGCCAGGCGCACGTTGGCGACTGGTTTGCCGGTGACAAAACGATGACGTGGCAGCGCATCCCGCGCGAAACGTCATGGGGCCGCCCTGTTGTGATCCACGACTTTGACCACGACCGCGCTGGCCAGCATCGCGGTATCAGTATCTTCGCGCCCGTTGTTCAGCGCCTGAAAATGCTGATCAAGTACGACCAGACGGAGCTGGAAAGCGCCATTCTGAACGCCATGTTCGGCGCGTTTATTCAGTCGCCGTATGACCCCGCAATGGTTGAGGAAGCGCTCGGCGACGGTGACAGCCTCGGTGCGTATCAGGAAGACCGCATCGACTTCCACAAAGACCGGCGCATCTCGCTGAACGGCGGCGCGGGTATGTCGATTTTGTTCCCCGGCGAAACGGTGAACACGATCAACGCCGCGCGCCCGTACAGCAACTTCTCGGTGTTCCAGGACGCGTTTCTGCGCAACATCGCCGCGCAGACCGGCCTCTCTACGCAGCAAATCACGCAGGACTGGTCGAGCGTTAACTACTCATCAGCCCGCGCCGCAATGCTGGAAGCGTGGAAGACGCTCACCCGTCGCCGCCACGAATTTGCCATCGGCACTTGCCAGCCTATCGCCACCTGTTTCGTTGAGGAAGTTCACTCCCTCGGCGGCGTTCCGCTGCCCGCTGGCGCACCAGAATTTCTGGAAGCGCGAACGGCTTACAGCCACGCCAAATGGATCGGACCGGGGCGCGGATGGGTTGACCCGGTAGCAGAGAAAAAAGGCGCGATCCTCGGTCTGGATGCCGGGATGTCGACGCTGGAAATGGAAACCAACGAAAACGTCGGCGAAGACTACGAACTCCTGCTGGAGCAGCGCGCGGTGGAAATCGCGCAGATGCGCCGCCTCGGCTTACCGCTTCCCGAATGGGCGGCGGTGGCAGAAGACGCCAGCAAAACCGTTAAAGACCCGGAGGAAAAATGAATCTGCCGCTTTTAGCGCAGCGCATGTTTAACACGCCGCTCGCGCTTCACCCGGCGAAAGCCGAAGTGGCGATGGCTGCTCTGTCTGAACGTTTTGGCATTACCCGCATCAGCGGCGCTGGAATGTGGGACGACGATGAGCGGGAATCATTCAGCCGCAAGGGCCGCGACAGCGGTTACGACGTTGTCGGCGGGATCGCCATTGTGCCGGTACACGGCACGCTGGTGCAGAAACTCGGCAGCCTTCGCCCTTACAGCGGTATGACCGGGTATGACGGCATCCGCCAGGCATTTCTTACCGCGCTCACGGACGACGCGGTAAAGGGGATCATGCTGGATATTGACTCGCCCGGCGGCGAGGTTGCCGGTTGTTTCGACCTTGTGGACGAAATTTACCGCGCGCGCGGCACGAAGCCGGTCTGGTCTGTACTGACCGAGAGCGCCTATTCCGCTGCCTACGCCATCGCCAGCGCTGCAGACCGCATTGTGGTGCCGCGCACCGGTGGCGTTGGCTCGGTTGGCGTGATCGTGATGCATTGCGACTGGACGCAAAAGGTTAAGGACGACGGATTGGCGGTCACGATCATCAATTACGGCGACCGCAAAGCCGAATCCAACCCGTACCGAAAGTTAAGCGATCAGGCCCGCGAAGCCATCCAGCACGACGTGGATGCAATGGGCGAGCTGTTCGTTAACACCGTTTCCCGCAACCGCGGACTCTCTTTTAAAACCATCCGCAACACGCAGGCCGCGACGTTCCTCGCCGCCGAAGGCGTAGAGCTGGGGCTTGCTGATGAAGTCGCCTCACCTGACGCCGCGTTCCGCGACTTAATTGCACTGACTGGAGACTGATATGTCATTCCCGCAACGTTTTGCACACCTGCTGGGCATCAAGCCGAAAGGCGCGAAGGCCGAAGACGAAGACGAAAAAGCGCGTGGCCGCGCCGAAGATGACGACCGCGAAGAAGAAGCGGACGACGACGACGACGACAAGCCACAGGGCCGCAAGGCGCGCGGCAGCCGTGCCGCCGATGATGATGACGACGACGAGCGCGCCGAAGACGACGACGACGACGCTGACGCGGAAGAAGACGACGACAAACCGTCTGGCCGCAAAGCGAAAGGCAAAAAGGCCGATGACGACGGTGACGAAGCCGACGCCAAAGCGCGTGGCCGTGCGATTGAGCGCAAGCGCTGCGCGCGCATTTTTGGCAGCAAAGCCGCAGGCATTCGCCCGGACATGGCTGCCTCGCTGGCATTCACGACCAGCCTGAGCGCTTCCGCTGCTATCGCGCAGCTGGAACAGGCCGCCGCGTTCGGCGCACCGGCGCAGGGCGGGCGTATGTCGCTCGATGACCGTATGCGTGCGGAGCAAAAGCACAGCTTAGGTCCGGACGCGAAGAAAACCGAAGCCACCGGCCCTAATGCGCTGGTCGCGCAGATGACCTCACTCTATAACAAATCACAGGGAACCAAATAATGAGCACCGTTAACTCACTTGGCCAGAACCAGTGGCAGCCGGGCGCGCGCTCCGACGCGTTTATTCCCGATCAGCTGATTGCCAGCCATTCCCCGCTGCCGGTTACGGATGACATCACCATCGCCGCCGGTCACGAGTACAAGCGCGGCACCATCCTCGGTCGCCAGTCGCTTAAATCGGTTGCCGCCGTCGCCGCCAGCGGTAACACCGGCAACGGCACGCTAGCCGTATCGCTCGGCACTGCAGCGGAAGTTGGCGCGTACACGCTGACCGCAACCAGCGCGACCAGCTTTACCCTGAAAGACCCGACCGGCACCGCCGTTGGCACCGTGACCGCTGGCACCGCGTTCGACAGCAACCAGCTGGACCTGACCGTGACCGCAGGCGCGACCGCGTTCGTGGCGGGCGACGTGTTCACCATCACCGTATCAGCTGCTGCTGGCACCTACGTGCTGAGCGTGCGCACCGCGACCGACGGCAGCCAGTACCCAAGCGCGGTACTGATCGATGACGTGGATTCAACTGCAGGTGCGGTAAACGCGGGCGGTTACTTCCAGGTGGCGGTGAACGTTAACCGCATCACCTACGACGACAGCTGGACCGTTGACGACCTCAAAGCGGAGCTGCGCGGTAAGGGCATTTTCCTGAAAGACAGCCTGAGCGCCACGCCGGTCTAACCGCCCCCCTGTAATTTCCTGAATGTGAATTTATGCCCTTAACCGGGCAGGGATTCGCACGTCCAAATTTTGCCCGGCGGTTGCCGGGCTTAGCGAGATTCTATGTCCGACGTAAACATCGATATTTTCACCACCGCCACCCTTGCTGGCGTTGTGCCTAACCTCATGACCTCTCAGAACTGGATGCTTGACCGCTTCTTCCCGAACATCGTGGAGAGCCAGTCGGAAGAAGTCGCGATTGACGTTGACGTTGGTAAACGTCGAATGGCCCCGTTCGTTTCGCCGCTGGTGCAGGGCAAGCTGGTTGAGTCGCGCCGCATTCAGACCAACACCTTTAAACCGGCGTATATCAAAGACAAGCGCGCACCTGACCTGCGCAAACCTATCCGCCGCCAGATTGGCGAGCGCATCGGTGGCAGCTTCACCGGCGCAGAGCGCGCGATGCTGAATATCCAGTTCGAAATGGCTGATCAGATCGACATTCTGAACCGCCGCATGGAATGGATGGGCTGCTCGGCGCTGACCAGCGGCACCGTGACCATTAAGGGCGACGGCTTCCCGACCACCGTGATTGATTTTGGTCGCGACCCGGAGCTGACCATCACCCACACCGGCTCGGATAAATGGCCTACCAGCGTGGCATCCGGTGCGAAAAACACGCAGCCAACCGACGACATTGACGAGTGGCAGACGCTGATTCTGAAAAAATCCGGCGCGAAGGTGACGGACATTATCTTCACGACCTCGAGCTGGAAGGCATTCAAGCTTGATACGTCGCTGGAAGGCGCGATTATCTTCCCGAACATGAACCCGTCGGGGAACGTGATTAACCCCGGTCCGCAGATTGAGAACGGTGCGATCTACAAGGGCCGCTGGGGCCAGTACGACCTCTGGTTGTACAACGACTGGTACGTGGACCCGGACACCGACGAAGAGGAACCAATGCTGCCGGACGGCTGCGTGATTATGACCGGCGCGGCGCTGATGGGCACCCGCGCGTTCGGCATGATTCTGGACCCGGCGTTCTCCTACGGTGCGCTGGCTTACGCGCCGAAGACGTGGATTGAGCAAGACCCGGCGCAGCAGATTTTGCTGATGCAGTCGGCTCCGATCGTTATCCCTAGCCGGGTTAACGCCTCACTGTGCGCGACCGTGGTGTAACGCATGGCACCCCGTAAAAATGCAGCGGCTGAAAAGGCCGCTGAAAACGCCACAGACGCGTTAAACGACGAAACCCCGGCAACCACAGACGAAACGGAAGAAAACGCCGCTGTGGTCGATTCAGGGGCCAATCTGACCGAAAACGAAGACGACGGCACTGTTGCCGTTGTCGTTTTGCCGAAAAACACCCTGAAATGTGACGGAAAAACGCACCGCCCACACGCCAGAGTGCGTGTGCCGGCCAGCGATGTTGATCGCCTCGTTAAGCGTCGCGTCGTGGTGACGGCAGAGCAGGCGCTAGCCGATGCGCTGGCGCAGGAAGGCGTCACCATTGCGGTGCAGGACGGCGTTCGGATTGGTACGGCATAACGATGATTGACTGGGACCAGAATCTGCTGGCCCCGCTGGAGGATACGTTTGGCCAGCCGGTGAATTACCGGCCCGCTGGCGCGGCGGCGTATGACATTACCGGCATTTTTGACCGGGCATACACGCAGGACGTTGAACCGCTGGACGACGGCGACCCGACGATCAACACCACCAACCCGGTGCTGGGCGTTCGGGACGCGGCGTTCCGCAATCCTCCGCAGCAGGGCGACCGCCTTTATATTCCGGGCGTGGCACAGCTGTTCGTCGTGAAAGACGTCCAGCCCGACAGCCACGGCGGCTCCAAACTCATTCTGAATCGCGTAAAAACCGCATGAACTCAGCCACCATCCGCACGCTGACTGTGACTGCTCTCAAGGCCGCAGCCACGGACGCGGGCGACCGCGTTTATTCCCCGCGCGACTGGCCTACACGCAGCGCCGACTATCCCGCGCTGCTGGTTCAGACGCCGTTCGATCATAAGCATTCGATGGGGCGAAATGCCCCGCAATTTACCAGCGTGACCACGGTACGGATCACCGGTCGCGTGGAAGCGTTCGACACAGAAGACGCCGAAATCGGCGCAATGCTGGCTGAAGAGGCGTGTGAGCAACTACGCCTGCAGGTTGAGCAGGGCGTTATCAACAGCTACGAGCTGACGCGCTCAACGCAGCAGTACAAGGAAGTGCGATCAACTATCGACGTGGATTCCAGCGGCGAAAGCCACATTGGCCAGCTGCTTTTTGAAATCGACGTTGAATATTTTCAGGGGCCGGAAGACTTCTTCCCGATTGCCACCAACACGCTGGAAGGCATCGACCTTCGCATCAAAGAGCCGGACGGCACGACCGTTCCGGGCTTTAACGCTGACCTGACCTAATCGAGATCCCAATGAAATTGAAACCCGTAGACGGGCGCGCCGTGCGCGATCCCGTTAAAGGCACGCTTTTGCCCGCAGAAGGGGCCGAGGTGGAGATGAGCACGTTCTGGCGTCGCCGTTTTCGCGATGGCGACGTGGAGGAAGTGACGCTGGACCAGAGCGGCACCGGCGCAACCACCGCAACCACCGCCAGCGCGGCAACCGTAACAGCCAGCACCAGCCCGGCTGCCTCAACCACCACCGCCAGCACCGACGCTGATACCGCTACCGGGGAAGCCAGCTAATGACCGTATCGTTTTCAAATGTCCCAAGTAACCTGCGCGTCCCGCTGTTTTACGCCGAAATGGACAACTCGCAGGCCAACACAGCCACCGCGACGCAGCGCACGCTGATTATCGGGCAGCAGCTGGATAGCGCCACGCTGAGCACGCCAAATATCCCGGCACTGGAAGCCTCCGCCTCCACCGTGGGCGGCCTGTGCGGCTATGGCTCAATCCTGCACAACATGATGGCGGCTTATCTGGCGAACGACACTGCAGGAGAGATTTACATCCTGCCTATCGCTGACGGCGACGATCTGGTCGCCGCGTCCGGCACCATTGCGATTACCACGCCACCAACTGCTGCAGGCACCGTTGCGCTCTACATCGGTGGCACGCGTATTCAGATCTCCGTGACCAGCACCGACACCGTTTCGGTCATTGCAAGCGATCTGGCCACCGCGATTAATGCGGCGACGGCGCTCCCGTTGACCGCATCTGCCAGCGCCGGGGTTATCACCCTGACCGCCAAAAACAAAGGCGCGCTGGGCAATGACATCGATATCCGCCTGAACTACCTCGGCTCTGCAGGTGGCGAAAAAACGCCGTCCGGGCTGGGCGTGACCATCACCGCGATGAGCGGCGGCACCGGCTCACCGTCGCTTGATGACGCGCTGGCGAACCTCGGTGACAAAACGTTTGATTTCATTATCAACCCGTACACCGACACCACGTCGCTTAACGCCGTGAAATCGCTGCTTTCGGATAACACCGGTCGCTGGAGCTATTCATCGCAGCTTTACGGGCATTCGCTGGGTGTGCTGTTCGGCACCTACGGCGAACTGACCGCAGCGGGCGAAGCGCGCAACAACCAGCACGAATCAATCATCGGCGTGTACGACTCACCGTCGACGCCGTGGGTTTGGGCGGCAGCGTGCTACGGCGCGATGGCAACCAGCCTGCGAAACGATCCGGGCCGTCCGGTTCAGACGCTGACGGTTTCCGGCGTACTTGCGCCACCGCTGGCGTCGCGCTTTGAAATGACGGAGCGAAATAACCTGCTCTACAGCGGCATTTCAACCACCACCGTTTCGGATGACGGCACGGTGACGCTGGAAAACGTGATCACCACGTACCAGACCAACAGCTACGGCGACGCGGACGACTCCTATCTGGAGATCGAAACGATGTTCCTGCTCATGTACGTGACGCGCTATCTGCGCAGCGTGGTGACCTCGAAATATGCCCGCATGAAGCTTGCCGCCAGTGGCACCAAGTTTGCCAGCGGCGCGGCAATCGTCACACCAAACATCATCCGCGCGGAGCTTATCGCGCAGTACAGCACGCTGGAGACCAACGGGTTTGTCCAGGACTCCACCGGCTTCGCGTCCGGGCTGATTGTTGAACAAAACAGCAGCAACCCGAACCGCGTCGATGTGCTCTGGCCGGGCGTGCTGATCAACCAGATGCGCGTGTTTGCGTTGCTCAACCAATTCCGCCTGCAGGCGTCGTCATAAGGGATTATTAAATGACAGATACAACCAACCGCCTGGCGGGGACCGCGACCGTCACCGTTGACGGCCTGAGCATCATGGTTGCGGGGAACTTTAAGTACGCCGTCGCCAAAAACAAGCGTGAAACCCTCACCGGCATGGACCGCGTACACGGTTACAAGGAGAAGCCCACGGCGGGCTTCATTTCATGCCAGGTGCGTGACAGCGGCGGGACCACGGTCTCAGATTTTAACGACCAGACCAACGTGACGGTAACGGCAGAGCTGGCGAACGGCAAAACCATCATCGGCAGCGGGATGTGGACCGTTGAAGCGCAGGAAGTCGATAGCGAAGACGCGGTGTTCGACGTGCGCTGGGAAAGTGACAGCGTGCAGGAGAGCTAAGCCGTGGATGACGTGATTTTCGTTGATAATTTCGGCCCGCAAGGGCCATATCCGCTGCGCGAACCGTTTTACCATGAGGTCGAACTCTTCTACGCGGAGGCAAAGAAAACCAACGCGCACGAAGCAATGGGCGTGCTGATTGGCAAGATTACCGGCAAAGCACCCGCCAGCCTGGACAATTTGCCGCTGCGCGTCGTGCGTCGCGGGCAGGCGTTCCTGCTTCACTTCATCAACTATGAGGCGAAAGGCAGCGACGCGGCAGAAATTGAGATCCCGCTGGACAAGCAGATCACCAGCCTGAACGGGCAGGAAGCGTGGGAGAGCGTGCCGCTGCGCGAACCAAGCTTTGCAGAGTTCAAAGCCTACTACGCCGAACTGGAAGCCAAAGACGCCGCCACGGCTTTGCTGTCGCTGATGTCTGCGCTGTCTGGCGTAAACCGGCAGGCGCTGCGCAAATTGCCGATCACCAAGTTCAGGGAGGCGGAGAAATATCTGGTGGGTTTTTTGCGCTACTTCCCGGACGCGACGAATGGGAAGACCGCATAGCGGAAATCACCTATTACTGGCGGTTTAGTGAAACCGCCGGTGACCAGATGACGTGGAGCCGCGTCCAATACTGGCTGCGGCAGGGCCACCGGATCAACAAACTGAAAAAGGCAGCGGCAGATGGCTAATTCTTTTGATTTTACCCTGACCGCTGATGACCAGGTATCTGATGCGCTCAAGCGCATCAACGACGAGGTGCGCAACCTCCAGCCGGGGCTGGATAAAACCACGGACGGGTTGAAACTCGGCGGGCAGGAAACGAACGACGGCCTGTCTCAGATTAACCGGATGTTTGAGCAGCTGGGCCGCTACGCAAAGGATAATGTCCAGTTCATCGGCGATATGGTTCCACCACTGCGAAACTTTACCGGCTTTACCGGTCGCATGGGCGGTATCGTCGGCAAAATGGGGCTTGCAGGTGGCGCAGCCTACCTTGCCGGGAAGGGAATGAAGGCGCTCGGCAGCGGTATCAGTGACGCCGCCGATGATGCTTACGGCTTGCAGGTGGCAGCGGAAAACGCCGGGATGTCAGTTAAGGATTTCTCGCAGCTATCCGGCGCGATGCGCATGCTGGGTACGGACTCCGAAACCGCGCGCGGCGAAGTGCAGGGATTCTACAAGACGTTTAACGACGCGCTGCAGGGCCGCAACAACGAAGTGCTGGCCGTGATGAATCAGGTTCACGCGCAGATCGTGAAGAACGCCGACGGCACCGCTAACGTGCTGGAAACGGTGAAGCAGCTGGCTGACGTGTTCCCGAAACTCTCACCGCAGAACCAGAAAACGGTCGCGGATGCGCTGGGGCTGGACGCTGACGGGCTGCAATTGCTGCGTGAAGGCAAGCGGCTCAAAGACAACCTGACGAAATCGGATTCTGTGGGGCTGACCATTGACCCGAAGGTTAACGCCGAACTGGTTGGTCTGAACCGCACGCTGACCGAACTGAGCGCATCGTGGGACGGCCTTAAGACGCGAACGGAGCAGGGGATCGCACATAAACTCCTGTCAGACGGTACGGTCACCGATGGGCTAAAAGGTGCCTCGAAAGTGATGCAAAATCCCCGTGATCCGATGGCATGGAGCCAGGCGGCAGGATTCATCAGCGATCAGGAGAGCGGTTGGCTCAAACGCGCGCAGAAAGACGACGCTTTTCTCAAGTCGCTACCGGCTGGCGAAGCGGTGGACATTATGTCCGGCATGGTAAATACGTCGTCAGAGCATAACCACCTGCGCCAGCAATACGGCTTGCGCGATCAGGCTTCGCAGCTGATGGAGGATATGAAGGCCGCGCAGGCCGCCGCTGCAGGCGCTGGTAATCCGGTGCAGGCTGGCGGTGGCGTGAACGCTGGCGCGCTTTCCGTGGTGAATAACAACCCGTGGAACATCCGCTACGCCAGCCAGGCGAACGCCGAACCGGGCGCGAAAGGCTTTGCGAAGTTTGACTCGCTCAATAACGGCGTGCTGGCAGCCGACCGCCAGCTGCAGCTGTACTATTCCGGCAAGTCTGCCAACACGGATCACCCGCTGCGCACCTTGCAGGAAATCATCAGCACCGCGTCGCCGGTCCGGGACCACAATAACACCCCGCAGATGATTAAGGACGCCAGCCGCGAACTCGGCATCGCGCCGGATGCGCAGATGGATCTGAGTAGTCCGGGGATGCGTTCGCGCGTACTTGCCGCCCTGTTTAACCGGGAAGGAAACAACTCCCTCAGTTCAGGGCAGATTCAGAACATCATCCAGCAATCACCGCAGCAGCCGCTGACGCCGCCGCCACTTTTGCCTGGCACCGGCGCGACCGGCGCGCAGGCATCGGACCCGGCGCAGCTGGCTAATGCCCTGAGCGCCGTCCTGGCAGAAAAGGGCATCAAGGTTGAACTCACGATGGTCAACGAGAAAACCGGGCAGCGGCAAACCGTCACCGGCACCGGCTCGCGAATCTCCACCGCCATGCAGTTCCCCTGATACCACCATCACACCTATCCAACCCGGCCCCGCGCCGGGTTTTTTGTTTCTGGAGTCTGCTAAATGACGATTGTATCTGCTGCTATTTCCGGCGTGCTCGGCACGTCTGGCGATACGTGGAGCTGGCAGGACAACCTGCACGCCGCGTCATTCCGTGGCGTTCCGTTCGCCGTTGAAAGCGGCGAGGGAACGTTCGGGCGTCGCCAGGCTGTTCATGAATACCCGTATCGGGACTCGGTATGGGTGGAAGATATGGGCCGCGCCACGCGGCGAATTACGCTGACCGGCTTCATTATCCAGAGCAGCCGGGTATACACCGCAGGCGACGTGATGACGCAGCGCGACTCGCTGGTCGCCGCCGCTGAAACCTCGGGTTCCGGCACGCTGGTACATCCGACGCTCGGCGAACTGACGGTGAGCATCCCGGAAAACGGGCTGCGCGTGTCTGAAAGCATGGAAGAGGGACGCGTTTTTCGCTTCACGTTGACCGCGATTGAGTCCGGTTTGAAAGTATTCGCGATCACCAGCGCCACCGACGCCGCCTCCACCGTAAAAACGTCATGGTTTGCCACCCTGTCAAAGAACGCGGCCTCCTTCATCGCCACCGTAAAGGGCGAAATGCGCTCTGTAACGGGCGCGATCCAGACGCTGAAAGCCACGGCGGCATTCTGGACCACGATGGTAACGGACACGGTCTCGCAGGCCACCAACCTCGCGAACGTGCTGAAAAGCACGTTTGGCACGACAACTTACGGGCGCTACAACACCGGCAGCGTGGGCGGAAACGCCAGCGGAGCGACAACCAGCACCGACAACACCGCAGACACGGACGACTACGCCGCGCTGGTAGACAGCAAAATTGCCGCTTCCATTCAGAACAAAGCTGCCATCGATACCGCGCTGGATGCCGTCGCCGCCACAGGGACCGTGGAAGACTTTTCTGTCGCAATTGAAGCCGTTTATACGGAGCTGCTCGACCTGACGGCGGGCGGGATGGACCTGATAAACCTGCTGGAAGCGCTAGCAGAATTTGACGACACCACTGTTTACGCCGACACCGTGGCAACCAGCATCCAGCTGGCGGCCCGCATCTATCTGAAAGCCCTAAGCGCGGGCGCGATGGCCTATGTCGCCTCGCAATACACCCCGGCGAATTACGACGACGCAATGGACCTGACGCGCCGCGTTGTCACCGTGCTCGATGCCGCCGCATTGCTGGCAGCGGATAACGCCTACGACGACCTTTACCGCCAGCTGCAGACGCTGCGCGGCAACATCGTGGACACGCTTTCCAACCTCGGTGCGGATCTCGCAACCGTTAAGACCGTGACCTACGCCATGCCGCTACCGGCGCTGAATATTGCTAACCGGCTTTATCAGGACGCCAGCCGCACGGAAGCGGTTGTGAAGATGGCTGATCCCATTCACCCGGCATTCATGCCGACCAGTTTTAAGGCGCTGACCTCATGAGCGACGAATTAACCCTGACGCTCAACGGCAAGGTGCTGTCCGGCTGGGATGCGGTGCGCGTTACGCGCAGCATTGAGCACTTACCCTCTGATTTTGAGCTGTCACTGATGGACGAATTTCCCGGCAGCGATGGAAAGCAGCTGGTTAAACCCGGCGACGCCTGCGTGGTGAAAATCGGCAGCGACACCGTGCTGACCGGCTACATCGACCGCTGGTCGCCGATGATTTCCCGCGCGCGTCACCGCGTACAGGCGGTCGGGCGCAGCAAATGTGCGGACCTTGTCGATTGCTCGGCCTACTGGAAAAACAACGTTATCAGCGGGGCATCGCCGCTGCAGATTGCGCAAAAGCTGGCTGCGCCATACGGCATCACGGTTGCCAGCGACGTGGATGTCGGGACCACGGTCCCGCAGTTCACGCTTAATTGGGGTGAATCGTCTCAGGAGGTAATCGACCGCATCACCCGCTGGGCCGCGCTGCTTTATTACGACAAGCCGGACGGCAGCCTGTTCCTGACGCGCGTCGGCACGAAGCAGGCCGCCAGCGGCGTGAAGCAGGGCCAGAACATTCAGGAAGCCGCCTACGAAAGCACGATGGACGAGCGCTTTTCCGTCTACACCGGCGTTTCTATGGCGGTCACACCGATTAACGAAGAAAGCGGCGACGACGCTTATGAAGCGGTCGCTCTGGCAACTGCTACCGACCCGGAAGCGGCAGCCATGCGCTACCGAAACCGCACGGTCATTATCGAAAGCACGATGACCGCAAACCAGCAGGCACAGCAGTGCATTGATTGGGAAATGAACCGGCGCTATGGGCGTTCAAAGAGCCTGCTGGTTACGGTAGACAGCTGGCGAGACAGCGCCGGGAACCTGTGGGAACCCAATACGCTAATCCCGATCTCGCTGCCCGTTTTCGGGCTGGAAGATGAGCTCTGGCTGCTCGGTGAGGTGACGTTCCGCAAAGACGATCAAGGCACCGCAGCCGACATGGTTCTCATGCCGCCCGCCGCATTCAGCGTCGAGCCGTACCAGTTTTATTCGAATATTCGCGAGCTAACTTACTGATGGATTATCGCCGTATTTACCGGCAGCTAAAAATGCTGCTGGGGATTGGTCGCGTCACTGGAATGACCGACACCGGCCTCACACAGACGCTGCAGTTCCGCACCCCGCTCGACGTAATGAGCGCACACCGCCTGGCTGAGTTTGGTTTTTCCTCCGCGCCGCCGATTGGCAGCGACGTATTGGTTGCCAGCCTCGGCGGCGACCGTTCAAGCCCTATCGTGATTGCCACCAACCATCGCGGTTCACGCCTGACCGGCTTAAAGGCAGGTGAAACCGCGATTTACAACCAGACCGGCATGTACGTGAAGCTGACGGCCAGCGGCATTGAGGTAGAAGCCAAAGGCCAGTCGGTCACCGTTTCGGACGCCACCACTGTGACGATAAACGCGAGCACCGGCGTTGTGATGAATACGCCGAGCCTCAAAGTTTCCGGTGACGTTATCGACAATACCGGCAGCGGCAACGCCTCAACCCTTAAGCAACTGCGCGACGCGTACAACGACCACACCCACGCCGTTAAAGGCGTGCAAACCGGTAGCTCTCAGGTGACGAGCGAAGCACCCGGCACGGAGGTTGGATGACGGATATTAAAACCATCTGGTACCCGGAGAGCGGTGGCGGTGACTGGCAGGAAGCGGTCGGCGATCTGGACTCCGGCAGCGATGTTGATACGGCGGTTTATATCAGCCTTTTCAGCGACCGGCAGGCCCGCTCGGATGACAGCATTGACGGCGACGACCGCAAAGGTTGGTGGGGCGATCTGGATGCAGATTATCAAATTGGCTCCCGTATCTGGCTGCTTCGCCGCCAGCGCCTGACCACCACCGTTGCCAACTCAGCTGCCAGCTACGCCAAAGAGGCGCTGCAGTGGCTGATTGATGACGGCGTTCTGGATAGCGTTTCCGTATCCACGCAAATCGTATACCCCCGCAGCCTTTTCATGACCATCACATGCCAGAAGCCGGACGGCACCAGCACGTCCGCGAAATATGGCTGGGTTTGGGAGACCTGATTCATGCCGTTTAACAGGCCAACGCTTACGGACCTGCGCTCGCAGTGCAAGTCCTACCTGCTCACGCAGCTAAAGAAAGTCGGCGCACTTTTGCGCTTCTCTAACCTCGGCATTATCGGCGACGTGGTTGCCGGGATGTCGCACCTGCATTTTGGCTATCTCGACTGGATCGCGAAGCAAAGCAACCCGTACACGGCCACAGATGAATATTTGGCGGCGTGGGCGGCCCTGAAAGACATTTACCGCAAGGCAGCCACCGCTGCGACGGGGAAGACAATCACCCTCACCGGCACCGCCGGGAGCGTAATCCCGGCAGGCACCTTGCTGAACCGCTCGGACGGCTACCAGTACACGGTCAACGCCGAGCTGACCATTGGCAGCGCGGGCAACATTACCGGCGCAGTTACCGCCGTTCTGCCCGACACCAGTACCGACTCAACCGGCGGCGGTGAAGATGGCAACGCCGATGCCGGTACCGTGCTGACGCTCAATGTTGCGATTGATGGCGTGGACACCACCGCGACGGCGACCGCCGCCATTACCGGTGGCGCTGATATTGAGGACGAGGAGGTTTTCCGTTCTCGCATGTTGCTGGCCTATCAGGAGCCGCCGCAGGGCGGCAGTGATGCCGACTACAAAGAGTGGGCGCTGGCGGTTCCCGGCGTTACGCGAGCCTGGGTTACACCCCGCCTGCTGGGCGCGGGAACGGTCGGCGTGTATTTCATGATGGACCCGGACGGAGCCACCACGAACGACAACAGCTTCCCTAGCGGCACCGACGGCTATGCCACCAAAGAGACGCAGTATTCCGGGCAGGTTGCGACCGGCGACCAGCTGACCGTTGCGGATTACATCTACTCCGAGCGCCCGGTAACGGCGACCGTTTACGTTGCCTCGCCTATCAAAACCGCGATTAATTTTGAAATCAGCGGCATTGCAACCGCGACCAGCACCACGAAATCGGCGCTGCAGACGGCTATCAGTAACATCCTTTTCGATGACGGCGAACCGGGCGGCACCATCTACCTGACGGACATTATCGCAGCCATTGCCGCCGTGGATAACACCGCCGGTTTCCTGATGACTTCGCCAACTGAAAACATCGTGATGGCCACCGGCGGGTTGCCGGTACTGGGATCGGTAACTTACGCATGAAATTTTCTGTTTCAGAGTATCTATCGGCCCTGTGGGGCTTAATGCCTACCGGCAAAATCTGGCGGCGTGACGCATCCAGCACGCAGACCGCCGTTCTTACTGGCATCGCCAATGCGTTCTATGAGTCCGGAAGCGAGGCTTATGGTCTGATCGCCGGCTCTTTTCCGGCGACGGCCACCACCATGCTTTCTGAATGGGAAAGCACGATGGCGCTCCCGGATGACTGCACCATCGGCGAAACCTACAGCACCTCGGCGCGCCAGCTGGCTGTCTCAACAAAGCTGGCCACCGCTGGCGGGCAATCGGTCGCGCACTTCACCACCGCTGCAAAAGCGCTCGGTTACGACATCACGATCACCGAATACCGTCCCGCGCGTGCGGGGCTTTCCCGCTGCGGGGCCAGCATCAACGGGAACGACTGGCGATGGGTTTGGAAAGTGACCGCGCCGGACACGACGATCACATGGGCGCACGCGGGCGAGGCTTACGCCAACGACCCCATAGATTCATGGGGGAACAAGCTGCTCGAATGCCGCCTGAAAGATATGTCCCCGTCACACACCATTCTCCTGTTCACCTATGAAACCGCCGAAAGCACGGCGTAACGGACTACACATGCAAAAAATTGGAAGCGTTACCGATACCGCCGACCAGAACGGCGAATTTACCGACGGCAGCGGAGCCAGCGCGGTGGAATCCACGCTGCTACCGGCGGCATGGTTCAACACCATTCAGCGCGAACTGATTGCCATTGTGACCGCCGCCGGGCTGACACCGGACCCGACGAACGACGCGCAGCTGCTAGCCGCACTGAAGATCCTCTTCACCGCTAAAACCACCTCGTAATCCCCCGTAAAAGTTTAAGCGCCTTAACTGGCGAGGATTTCCCATGCAAAAAATCAGTGCCTACACCACCACGGCTGACGATGACAACGAATTTACAGACGGCAGCGTGACCGGCGGGCAGTCGCCGACCAACCTTGTCGCGGCGTGGTTCAATATGGTGCAGCGGGAGCTGATCGCCATTCCCGCTGCTGCCAGTATCAGCCTGGACACATCCAACGATAAGCAGCTGCTTGCGGCGCTGCGGGCGATGTTTTTACAGACAGGAAACTGTTTCTCAGAAATTAAGGCGGCGGGAACCACGGCGGTCGCAACGGCGCTGGCGAATCTTGGCCTGACATCAACGGTCTCCGGCTCTTATCCGATTGGCGCACCTATCCCGTGGCCATCCGATACGTTGCCGACCACGGGAACGTGGGCGTTTTTGCAGGGGCAGTCATTCGACAAAACGGTATACACCCAAACGGCGGTGGCATACCCGACCGGCGTTCTGCCTGATATGCGCGGCTATACCGTGAAGGGCAAGCCCGCCAGCGGGCGCGCCGTACTGTCGGTCGAAGCCGACGGCGTAATTTCACACACGCATACCGCCAGCGTATCAACCACGAACCTCGGCACGGTGACGTCGACCACTGCAGCTGCTTACACGGTGACAACCTCAAGCGCCGGTGGCCACTATCACAACGTCTACGCGGATAACGGCAGCAGCAGCGGCGGCGACCCGTACTCACTGAACCGCACTGGCGTGGGCGTGACCGGCGCAAGCCGAAGCGCAGGCTACCTCGGTGCAACCGGCAGTGGCGCGCAAATTCTTGATACGCAGGGCGCGCACACGCACACGGCGACCGTAGCGGCGCACAGCCATACCACCACGCTTGGTTCGCACACCCACACGGTGACGATCGGTTCTACCGGCAACACCGAAAACACCGTCAAAAACGTAGCATTTAACTACATTGTGAGGCTTGCCTGATGAGCTTTCAGTTCTCCGACGAACAGCAGACGCTGACCGTTTACCACTACGACGCCAGCACCGGCGAATACCTCTCATCTTCGGATGAGGTTATCCCGCCGCACACCGGCTTACCGGCTGACTGCACGGAAACCGCCCCGCCGGAAGCGGTAACGGGCTACGCATGGATTTATACAAGTGGTGCATGGTTGCAGGTGGAAGACCATCGCGGCACCACGGTTTACGTGAAGGCATCGCGCGTAGGCGTGCTGGTAACAACGCTGGGCGCTTTGCTTGATACGGTGACCACGATTGCACCTGCCACCGAATACGACGCGTGGAATGCCACAACGGGCGCGTGGGAGGTGGACACCGCCGCGAAGCTGGCAGCAGAGAGTGAGGCAGCCGTCGAACAGGTGAACACGCTGATGGGCACCGCTAACCAGCAGGTCGACATTTACACCGACGCCGTATCGCTTCCAACCGCGACGGATGAAGATACGCTGATGTTTACCGCATGGAAGACTTATCGCGTCGCGCTGAACAAGGTAGACACCACCGACCCGGAAAACATCGTGTGGCCAACCGTACCGACGCTGGCCAGCGTGACAGCAGCCGCATAAAAAAAGCCGCTTATGCGGCTTATTCTGTGGTTTCTGGCGCGCCACCAGTGATGCCTGTAAATCGGGGCTTAATGACGCTAAGCAGCGACGTAACAGGGATGTCGAGTATCTCGCAAAGGTGCAATAACTCCGCTATATCGAGGCGGCGTTCGCAGCGTTCGACTTTCGAAATAAACGACTGCGGTACGCGCATCGCCGTGGCCAGTTGCTTTTGGGTAATTTTCCGGGCTTTGCGAAGGCGCACCAACGTTGCGATCACAGTGCGATAATCGTTCGGGTAAATTGAAGGCATTAATCCGGCCCTGAAATAATCAGAGTCGGACTATGTTGCAGAATGCGAAAATAAGCCAAAACGGGATATATTGTTAAAATCACGTCGTTAAGCTGGTTAAATTTTGGCAATACGGGCCGCCTGTTTACAGAAAAATATTCAAGCCCGAACGCTTTCTCAACCCTTATTACAACCCGCCGTCGGAGCGCGATAAAATAACCTAATTTGGAATAATCTGTTAATTTCTGGCGCTATCATTAAGATTAATAAATGATCACCCGGCGGGAATAATCGACTGCCGAAATAATGCAGAAAAAGAAAAAAGCCGCTGGCGCGGCTTTCTTCTTTTGTACGGGGCGCACCGATGTTAAATTACGCCCATCGACGTGTTCTCCTGTCGTAGAAGACCCGTTGATCGCCCTTGCGGCTGGCGTGCTGCAAGGGCACCTCCTATTTACTGCGCAGTTTCTCCTCCAGTTCTGAAATCAATTTATCCACCGCCGCTCCACCGTTTTGCTTGCCTGCAGCTTCCAGTACAACCTCAATCCGGCGTAACAGTTCCGGCGCAACACCGCGCAGCGAAATGTTCACGTTGTCGCCGTCATATTTAGCCGTGACACCTTCCCCGAATTTACGCACCGTTGGTTTCGTTTTTTCCGTCTCTTTAGGCGTCTGGCCAGCCTGTTTCAGTGCCTCAACAATCACCTCAGTTTTGAGCGGTTCGCCGCTGCCTTGCTGGGCAAGTAACTCGTCAACCACCTGCATCATTTCTTCCGTGTGGTTCGCGTAAATCCCGGATAACTCATGCCCGGCGCGCGCTGACAGTTCGCTTGGATTGGCGAAAAGTTTGATCACCTCAATTGGCAGGTTAGCGGTCGCCAGGCAGCGCGTGATGATTTTGCGATCTACCTTTTCGGCGCTAGCCAGCGCGGTGACGTTCATTTCAAACTTACCCTCAAGCAAGCGGCGATAGCGGCGGCCACGCTCGTATGCGCTGGTCTGGCGGTAGTTGTTCCCCGTCTGCGAAAGGGCTGCCATTTGTTCGTCGTCCAGATCGCCCACCAGCACGCGGTAATCGCTGCCGGTAATAATGGCGGTCTTGCGGCGGCGGCTACCGTCGGCGACCTCAATAATGCCGGTTACTTCGCGCGCAAAGGCTGGAATAAGCTGGCCTCCGGACACGAACGACGGGATCAAATCGTCTAGCGCTGCTTCGGTCAACAACTCCTGCAGGCGTTCGTTTTCATTCCAGACCATCGTGCTCTTTTCAACCCTTGCTGCAGGGATGGTTCGCAGCGTAAACGCGACCTCCCGCCCGCACACCGGTATCGAGACGGTGTTGCCGGGTTTCATGCCGCCCACCAGCTTACTTAACTCATTAACCACCGGCGCTGCAGCCTGAGCGTCGTTGTCGCGCGGCTGGCTGGCTCTTACCTTGCTCAAATCGAATTGTGGTGCGTTACGCATACCCTTTGCCATTACGCGGCCTCCTCTGTGTTCCAGCGTGGTTTAATCAAACGTTCATAAATTTCATTGCAAACCGGCTCCCAAATCCCCACCGCGTTATCCCATGCTTTTCTGGTCGAACGCTGGTTCGCGGCCTGTTCAAACACCGTGCGCATACGCACCTGGCCTTTGCCTACTTCATCCGTTACGCGAACAACTGACTGCATCACCATGTTGCCGAACGCTTCACGCATGCACTCTTCCATGTACGCCGACTGGCTGCCGGGCGCGTTGCTGTATTTAGTGACCAGCACGCGGACATCCGGCTCAAATCCGTGTAGATCAATCGTTGCCAGCAGGTCGCGCATAGTGACAAAGAACTGCTGCGCTGAGCTGTAGTCATACATCTCTGCAGGCGTTGGCGTAATGAGCACGTCGGACGCGCACACCACGTTCATGGTGCCGACGCCTAAGTTCGGCGCGCTATCAATAACCACGATGTCGTAGTCATCGGAAACCGTAGCGATCGCTGCGCGGAGTAACTCATGCGGGGCGGTTGGAAGCAGGCCCGCTTTTGCCAGTGGCATGACTTCGCTCTCAATACGGTGAATAGCCAGGCATGACGGGATAATGTCGAGGCTAGGCCAGCATGTTGGCTTTATCGCGTAGTGTACGTCGGTGCGTTCGCCTAAATAGAAAGGCAGCAGGGTATCGTCGGCGTGAATATGCAGATCCGGTACATAGCCGTGGTAAAGCGAGGCGGTCGCTTGCGGATCAGTTGCATCGATTAGCAGCACGCGCCAGCCCTGCATACTCAGCCACTGCGCCAGATGGACCGACGAAGAGGTTTTGTATGCGCCACCTTTATGCGCGGCAACGCCGACCGTTATACATGGCTGGCCGGGCAGGCGGCGTGGAGCCGTGCCAAACACCTCGCGCATATGCTGAATTTGATAAATCGTATAGCCTTCGCGCATTTCCGAAAAACCGCGCTGAACCATATCAGGCACCGGCAAGCGCCCGTCATCCTCTGCTGCGCGAATGGTTGGCTGACTGATGCCTATCATCTTTGCCACTTCTTGAATGCCCCAGCGGCGCGTAATGGTGCGTGCAGATGGTGAATCATCACCGAACTGATACTCCGCGATCTGCTTTGTCATCATAGCGGCGCGTGCAATGCACTCGTCCAGTCTTACTAAAAGGCTCATTTGTTTCTCCTGTCGTTTTGCGTGAAATCATTAAAACAGCGTAAAACACGCAAAGCAACCATTTTCA